TAATTTCGATGTTGTTGCGAATTGCGTTGTGGTGCGCTTGGTAACGAGTGTGTGTGTCGCTGCGAAGCAGCGCGCCCGTGTTGAACTTGATGTACGTGCCCCGCGGAAACCACGCGGAAAGGCTCTCCTCAAGGCGCGTAAGCCAGGGATTGATCGCGTTATCGAGGAAATCCTGTGCGCGTTGCTCGCGATTCGCGTACGTGACCGAAGAACCCCGTGCAGAAGACCCCAACATCTCCGGAGGGACTCCGAAAATCTGCGCGACCGAGACCGCGTTGTGGCGCTGCGTTTCGAGGAACTGCGAATCCTCGGCAGTGAGTTGCCAAGGGTTCAGCTTCATGCCGGCGCCGAGCACGATCATGTCGCGGCTTTGCAATGTCTGCCGGACACGATCTTTGATCTCGGTCGCCTGGTCCGCGTTGATCTGTTGGTCGGTTTCGAGCGTGGCGGTTGGGTGAATGCCGTTCTTGAAGAAATCGGAACCGAACGCTTCGGCTTCGAGGCCGATTGAAATGGTGCGCGACGCGTATTTGATCGGCGACATGCCCGCGAGTTCGCCAGGCATTTGCGGCCCCGGAAGGTGCCACACCTGATCGACGTGCAACGTCTCGCTGCCGATCTTGAAAACCTTCATGCCGTTCTTGTCTTTTTCGACACGAACGGTTGTCGGCGAGATCAGGTCAACTTGTGTTGGGTACCCGAGGCGGTCTTCGCCGCCGATGAGGCCGTATGCATTGCCTTGCGTCAGAACCGACGCCATGACCTGCCACAGCCATTCGAGCTTCGTCGCGTATGCGGACGGGTGCACGAGTTTCGTGGGTAACGGTTCGATTGGCTTGCCGTCCGACGTGAACACGTCAATCGGGAGCATCGACACCGTGTCCGCGATGATGCGGACGCACGCCCACACCGCCCAGTGGCGCATCGCGATCTCGGTGGACATGGGAAAGCCGCCGCCGTCGATGTACGACTGTTGACCATTGGTCGGGATCTGATAGTTCGGCGGACCGAACGGGTTCGTCAGATATCCGCCCGTGTAGTCACGCTTTTCGAGTTTGCGGAGCAGACTCATCGAGCGGCCAGCCACGAGAACAACGCGATGCACGTGCCCATGACGACGTAGCCGAGAGAATGCGAATACTGGAAGCATCCCAAGGCAACGAGTGCCGAACCCGCGAGTTCACCACCTGTAGTAATCCATTCCCGCACGTGGAGACTCCTGAGATTCAGTGCACGTTCGCGACGGGATCAATCCCGCGCGATGCGGCGAAACAAGCGATGGTCGCGGCGACGAGCGGCGACAGGTCGGCGTCGGGGTCCGCATCGCGGCGCGACCAGACCCATGCGTCGCCGTTCACGCGCTTGCGCGCGGAGGCGACCGCAGCATTCAACGATTCGTGTGTCCGAACGTGTAGTTTTTCGTCAACCACACCGTCGTAGAAGAAGGAACACGCATGAGCCAGGTCACGGCCGAGGATCGGTACCGTCTTAACTCCATGCTTCGCTACGTCATCGCCGAAGACGCCGGCCGGACCCGTAGGGTCATAAGCGATGGGCGCGTTCCACTTCTTTGCGAGCTTGACCGCGTAGTCAACGAGCCAGAACGTGCCCTCACCATGCTCAACAAGTTCGCAACGCCCTTCGGGGTCTGCTGCCGCAACCGCGGAGTGAGTGCGCTCTGGATTGCTGTCGATAGCGACAACCACGCCCGGTCCATCGGGCTTCTTGTCACCACAGACGCGATTCCACGCATCCACACTGATGACGCGCTCGTCGGTTGCCGTACGTTGGTTGAGGTAGGCGCGCCGAAACTCGCCCTCGGTCATCGTCTCTCGTGCGTGGCGCACAGCCCGCTCGGTGATGGTGACGCCGAACGCGGGCATACATCCGGCCCAAGTCCTCGGGTCGTCGATGTCTGCGTTCTCGTCGGCAGCCCACTCGAAGTAGGCGATCTCCGCATCGGCTCGGTCGGACAGGACAAGTTGCCGTCCCGTTTCAACCTTTCGATTCAGATAATGAGAACTGTCGGTGCCCATCGTCGAGACGACGAGTAGCTGCGCATCCGCGCGCGTCGCCATTGCGGGGAGCATCGCTCCCTCGCGGCGATCGTCTTCGTCCTTGAATGCCTCGTCGATGATGCCGAGGTCGAGCGTGCGACCGTGACCCGCGCTTTCGGTCGACGCAAGCACGTCGATCATTGAGCCGGTCACGAAGTCGATGCCTTCGCTGCCCTGTGCGAACCGCGGCTTCTTGATGAGCGGTTTGAGTGAACTGCGTTCGATCTCTGGGTACTGATCCTTCATCAGTTTCTTGACCGCATCGCCGCCCGTCTGCGCTGTGTACGCGACGCGTTGCGGTCGGCCCCACGTGAGGCAGCGGTCGAGTTCCCATGAAAGAACGAGCGTGGTCTTCCCGTTTTGACGCGGAATCGTGACCACGACCTCCCGGTAATGCGGGAGGAGCAAGCCAGTGTCGGTTTCGTAGTATTCGAGGCCGACGTCGGCCACGAGCTGCTGCCACCACATGAGCGGTGTGCCGAGTTCGTTGGCGATTGTCGTCAGTCGGTCGGTTCGCAGAAATCCATCTCGCGTCCGTGCTAGAGTTCGCTCCCAAGGAGGCGGTTAGTCGCCGCCATCCCCCACGCAGTCGTTCCGAGAGGTCCGATCCCTCGCAAGGGCCGACAGGTTCCGAACTGATGTTTGGCTTTCACCGGGCTTTGCATGTTGCCCTCGGCGTTTGTCCTTCACATCCTCGGAGTCGGACCCTCGGGGCGGCTGCACTCTCGGATCACTGCGCTGAGGTCCCGCGAAGCCGTTCGAGGATCTTCGCTGCCTCATCGAGATCGCGCTTCTTGCCGACCTCGATCAACACCTTGCATACCTGGCGGTACTCGCCGTGCAACTTCACGTCCACCGACTCGCCGCCGTCGATCGCGCGCGCGAGCGTGCGTGCGTGCTCGACGATCGCCGCGTGCTCATTCGTGAGTCCGTCGAGCGCGGCAATCGCGATCTCGAGCGCCTCAACGTTCGCGTCTGCGATCACCGGCTGCGGAACGCCCTGCGTCCCATCTTCGGGTGTGCGCGCGCGGCGTCGTCAGCGAAGACTTCGGACGCTGTGCCGTCGTACTTGATGGCGTAGCCGCCCGGACGGATCTCGAAGGGCTTGGTGACGAGCTCAGCTCGATCGTACGGCCCTGGCGCGAATGCGTTGAAGTACGCGGGGAGGAGCCAGTTCGAGAGATCGCAGTACGAATACTCGATCGTGTCAGCTTCCACCGCGTCGCAGAGTTCGCGTGCCCAACACGTGCCGGCGCCGTCCATCTCGAAGGTGGAGCACGCCGGGTCGCCAATCATCTCGAAGACCTCGTGCGAGATCACTGCCGAGAGCGAGAGGCTGCCGCGGTAGAGGGTGCCGCCGTAGTGCTCGATGACACCGAGATCGATCGTCGCTGTGGGGTTGCCGTGCGCGTCGACGTCGTGCCAGCCGAGCGCGCCGCTCGGGGTCGACGGGTCGTTCTCGACGACTCGCATTGTCCAGCCCTGCCGGCCGATGTCGTCAGTGATGCCCCAGACGTACTCGCCCCACGCCCTCGCGACGCGGTGGAGTTCGGTCTCGATGGTCGCGGCGATGAACGTCAGCGCCTCGTCGACATCTTCACGCTTGGTCGCGTTGACGAGCTTGATCGTGCGGATTGCTGCGCTCACTCGGAGTCCTTTGCTTCCTGGCGCGCTCCGTGCGTGAAGGTCGCCGAGTGAACTCGGTGCCCCGCGGAGCGCAGTTCTTGGACGAACCGCTCGAAGGCGCGGTCCGCGTCGTTCTGGTCACGCCACTCGTCGTCGCGCGCGAAGTTGTGATGACAGCCCGTGCCTTGCACGGTGATGTTCCAGTCGCCCACTCAGATCCACTCCCTGGATGGCGGCAACGTCTTGCGGTTGCCGCGGTTCTTGTTCGCGCGCGCGCTGTTGCACGAGCCGCACGCCGCTCGAAGGTTTTCGGGTGCCAGCCAGGCGCCGCCGTCGAGCCACGGGACGATGTGGTCCGCGGCCGTCGCGCGCCCCTTGCATCCGGGCATCCGGATCTGGCACTCGTACTTGTCGCGCGCGAGCACGTACAAGCGGATGCGCCGCCACTGCGGCATCGCGTAGGGCGTATCGCGTTTGGGCATTGATGGCTCCGGAGGCTGGAATCGAACCAGCGACCGCGCGGGTAACAACCGCGTGCTCTGCCTGCTGAGCTACCCCGGATCGCGTTGACGTGCTTGAGCGGTCCCGACCGGACTCGAACCGGCGACCCCCGGCTTGACGGGGCGGTGCTCTACTCCAACTGAGCTACGGGACCAGAAAGGGCTCTGACCAGGGCAAATGCGCTGTCAGAATGTCCGTTTCCGGAAAAACGACCTCGGGGGGGGATTGGCGAGGCCGGGTCCTGGCCGGCGCAAGCCGGTCTAAAAAGGGCGGAACATACGTTCGATAGGCGTACACCTGTTCGACGAACAGATGTTCGATAGGCGAACACTTGTTCGATCTATATGTCCGGATATCGGGTACTCGCGTGCATTTATTTTGAGGTCTTCTCCACCGAATCGCTCGAGAATCAAGCGAGTAGTTCACAAGATCGGTGGAGAAGGCCGGCGTTTGCCCTGCTCACACTAGGTGGAGCTCGCTCCGATTAACACAAGGCCGGCGTTGCGTATTTCCAGCGAAGCGGGCAGCGCTTGCGGGCAGCCGATCGGGCAAGAAATCGCCGCGGATATGTTGCTAGGTGGGCAACGCATCGCATAGACTGCGACCACGCGAGAAGGAGAAACCACTATGTACGCAGTCAGCGCAACGATTGTTAGGGACCACGAAGGATGGCGCGCGGTGCGCCAGTTACCCACGTTCTACCTTGATGAGAACGTGCAAGGCTTCACCAGTGAAGAAGGCGCCGAGCGAATCGCGCTCGCGCTTCTTGATCCCTTTAATCAGTTCTATTCGGTCGACGTTTGCGCGATTCGCGTATCCGACACGAAGCCGACAACATCCGACCTCTTCTTCCAACGTGAAGCCGATGCAGCAAGCGCGGACGATGAGCGTATGCTCAGGCTTGCAGCTACTCACGCGTTCGCCGAATCCATCGCTACCGCGAATGTCTGCGGCATCTGCGGCTCACACCGCGACTACCACACGGAATAGCTAGCGGGCAGCGCACCCGCTCGCGCTGGTGCGTTGCACGGTATCTACTCTGCGAGAAGGAGAAAGCGAAGCATGGAACTAACGCAAGTTAACGCGATGTTCGGTCACACTTCCGAAGAGTCTGCGTATGTGGTAGCGGATTATCCCTACGGCTACCGCGTCCGGACACAAATCAGGTATTGGCTCGAAACAACCTCGCGCGGCGATCGGCTTTGTTCACAGACATTGAATCCGAAGACTGAGCGATGGAATAAGCCGAAGAAATCGACATACAGCGCGGTCGGCTGTATGTACCGCGACGAAGCCGACCACGTGCAATGGTTCGGCATCGGGCACCATTCGGCGCCTGATGTTGTCGCGGAGTTTCTCGGCATCGTGCGCGAACATCTGAGCGAATCACAGAAGGATCGCGCCGCGGAGATCCTCGGCGTTCAGAAGGCGTACGAAGGCGTTACTTTTTCGATTCACGAAGGCGCGCAGACTCCGGAGGAGATCCGCGAGCAGGCGCAAATACAAGCCGTGATAAATCGCCGAGCAGCGCGCGCTACCGAATCGGCACGCGAGACGTTCGGCACCGAATAGCTAGCGGGCAGCGCACCCGCTCGCGCTGGTGCGTTGCACGGTATCTACTCTGCGAGAAGGAGAAAAGCCGTGACATTCACTGTACGATTTGACACTGACAACGCGGCGTTTGCCGAAGGAGATCGCGAGGAGATCGCGCGCATTCTTCGGCGAATCGCTGAGCGCGTCGAACGCGGCGAAGATTGTTCGCATCACCAGACGATCCACGACGCGAACGGAAATGATGTTGGCCGGTTCGTTTGGAAATCCAGCTAGCTAGCGGGCAGCGCACCCGCTCGCGGGCTGGTGCGTTGCACGGTATCTAGGTGGCCGATTGAAGGGAGCCCGAAGCAGTGACCGAACTACAGAGAAGGCGCGACGCGTACA